CAACGACTTTTGTGTACTGCGGAATATCAAAAATCGACCATCCCCACTCGTCTAATTCGGACATGCCTAATCGATTATTTGTCCACCTGCATTGACATTGATAGCCTATGTCTGTGCAGACCCAATAACTTCTGCGTTCTTTCGGCGGTTCAATCTCAACCGGAATCCACCTCGGCTCTGGCTGTGCGGGTGGCAAGTCTATTAGCTTACTCCAAAGCTCATGAATATTCTTGTCGTGAGTCGCCTCCCACATATCGTCCGCTAAATCAATCGCCACTTGTCTGTCGATAAGATCACTCATTCCGCACCACCTTCCTTGCGCTTTTCCCGTGCTTCGATTTCCTTGTACTTTTCCTCAGTATCCTTCAGCAGGATTTCGTAAAACTTATCGGCAAAATCAAAATCAATCTGACCGTAAACGTGAATCCGATCCTCGCCTTTCTTCTCCCGAATCCTTATGTAACGGTTCTTGTACTTAAATTCGGATTCTGGAAAAACGTGTTCTCTTTGCAGTTTCTCGGCAAGTGTTTTTCTTACTTGTCTACTTGCATCACGGTATATCATACGGCTGAAAATATGACTCGCTTCTTCTCTGGCATAATTCGCCAGATACTTGTAATTGTAATCGCCATCGAACTCGAACATGCTGATGCGGTTTGTAATAGCACAGCAGATATCCTGACGAATTCTCTCTCGGTACGCTTCTCTCTGCTCCGCTACTGTCAGCGGAATCTCGTCTACTATTTTGATCGGCATTTCCTTCTCCTTATCTTTCGCTTTTAACAGTCGCCGCTTGTCTGCTGATCGTATCGTCACTCATCTGTACATCTCCCACCTTTCCTCTGAATCGTCGAAGCCGTCCTCCGGCTCGTCGTCGATGATGATCTCCTCCTCCTCTTCCTCTTCCGGTTCCTGATCCTCTTCCGGCTGGTATTTCGCCAGGGCCGCTCGGTCGATGATCTGCAGGTCCGGGTATTGTTTCAGGAATCCGGGAAGCTGCGCTTCCGTGACGAATCTGCTTGTCCACATGGCTGCGCTGGAACCGTAATGCTCAGGAATCACGATGTGGATCGTGCCACGCAGCGGTGCTGGTTTCTTCAGGCCGAGGCAGATCTTCTCGGCGTCCGTCAGCTTGTAGACTCCGAAGACGCCATCCACATTCTCAGCCCGGGCTCTCTGCCGCCATTTCCGCGCATATTCCTTCCTGGCTTCCATGTCCTTGTACATTACAGCTTCCTCCTCTCGATGTCGTCCGCGAAGGCCGCTCCCATGTCGAGGATCAGTGGATCTCTGCCGGACTCCTCCCAGATACGCTGAAGCTCTTCGATCAGTGCGTCAAAGTCCCACTGCTGCATGTCAACTTTAAGATACTTCTTGTAAAGCTCCCAAAGCTGAGCCGTCCATTTTGCCAGCAGTTTTATTTCCTCTTCTGTCATGAAATCCTCCATGTAGTAAAACTACCATTGATGACCATTGATACCATTGATGATCAATGGTGCCATCAATGGTGAAATATAAAACCACCATTGATATAAATATAATAATGATTTTTTAGGTTTTATGCGGGTTTGAATGGTATTTCATCAATGGTAGACTGCCATTCATCAATGGTATCAATGGTCGATTTTGCATATTCATCATTTTTAACGATTTCATACACTTTCGGCCCTGTTCCATTTTTGATGATATTGACCAAAATGCCATCATGCTTCATGAAGCGCCCAACATTTTTTGAAAGAAACGCGCCGACATCTCGAGGAGACGCATCAATTCCAAGATTGTATTTTGCGAGTTCTTCAATTAGACCGCTGCATCTGCCCTTCCATCTTGAGAATCCTTTCATGTATTCGACAATATTGTTCCGGATCTCCGACTCCATGAATTCAGCCATTTCATCAGGCTCATCTGGCTGCGATTCAGACAGCTGAAGAACGCCGCCGTCATTGATGTACTCCAGCTCGATCACGCCTTCGGTCTCACGGCCTTGTGCGTACAGATGGACGGAAGAAGCGTTGAATTTCGCCTTTGTCAGGACGATCATGTGTGACGAAGCGCCCTGATTCGCAGTAGATCCAAGGATGTTGTCGAATGGATGATCTGGATCTTGACCTTTCCGAGTATGGAGAACGAGAATAATGGCAATACTGTACTTCCGGGCAAGCTCGTTTATGACATTGAAGTTTTTGTATGTCCACTGGTACTCGGTCTCCGTGTTTTTTCGGGCCGTTTCGATGTAAGTGAAGACGTCAATGATGAAGACGCCGATCTGCGGATCATTCTGCATGTCGTATTCGATCTGCTCGATGAAGCCGCGACCGATACCTTGGAGCTCGTCCGCCATATAGAGGCCTTCTGGGACATCAATTCCAAGCCGGTCAACAAGCATCTTCAAGCGCTTGCGTTTCAGCCGCCGCGATTGTTCTAAATCGTAATATTGGACATGGCAGCGCTTCGTTTTGTAGCCGAGGAAGTCTGATCCGGTTGTCAGAGCGATAGCAAGATTCAAGCAGAACCACGACTTCCCGAGCTTCGGTGGAGCAGCCAGGACGACAGTGCCCTCAGAGAGTAGCGGTACCTTATCGTCCCCAACGTAGACCGTCAGTTCCTTGTCCGGAGTCTCCATTAGCGTCTTCGCAGAGAAGAGCTCCCTCGGAGGAAAATCCATCTTGCTGTTTTTGACCACTTCCGGATCTGCTTTTGATACCGGAGGCTCCGGATCTCCCTTCGGTTTCGTTAAAGCACTCTTCACGAGCTTGTCGATCTCAGCGTCTGAGAGTGGCGGATCGCATTTTGTAGCGTTCTCTGCCTTGATGGCTGCCATTATGGCTGCATCGCTTACACCCTTCCGCTGCATCGAGCAGGCCAGCTTGTAGAGCATGTCGTTCCTGCCGCCCTGGACGATGGTCTCCGGCACTTGAAGCGGCGCCCCGGATGTGGCTGGTGTATTGATCTCGCTGATGATGAATTCAATGTTCTGGTCTTCTTCGTTCGAGACCGGATATTCCAGATCGAACGGTGAGGAGATCCATTTGTACTTAGAACCGTCTGCCAGAACTGATGGTGGTGCAACTATATAGCCGCCGTCTCCGCGAACGTCCACGCCATTGAGCCAGCCGATCCGGTTCATGACCGGCACTGTTGACCGGAAGAACGTATGCTTTCCGCCGGAAGCTGTCCGGCTTGTCCATGTGGCATCGATGTATAAGAAATTGTCATCAACCCATTTTTCGAACGCCTCAATGCCATGCTCACCGTTCTTCTCGTCCTGGTCGATCACACACACGCCACCGGAAACTTGTCCGGTGGCAATTCCGATGTTCGCCTTCGGCCATTTCTGCCACCATGATGAGATAGTGGCCTCGTCAGTAGTGGCATCTTTTAGGCCATGCGCCGTGTATGGCGTTTTGTCTTGTTTCAGAGGAATGACAGCGAGACCAGCCGCTGCATATTGTTTTGCAAAATATTCAAGTTCGCTCATTCCACTCCTCCAGTAATCTTAGAATTGTCTCTGCTGATTTCTCCGGCAGGCAGAACATGAATGTGACTCCGTAACGTTGCTCCATTGTCTTCATGCTTTTCATGAGTCTGTCTCCGGTGACGGCAGTTTGTCGATACTTCAGCTCCGGATTCGACCAGCTTGCAACTTCTTCGACAGAGGAAATTCCGGTCGGTTCTTCAATGAGGATGATCAGCTTTGTACCGGCATTGTCAGCGTTGATGCACTCTGCTCGGAAGCGCTTATGGTCGTTTACGATGTCATAAGCCACTTCCGAGAGGCCCTTTTTCGTGTCGATCGAAACCTTCGGAGGAAGGATATAATCGCCGAATGGCAGCTTGCAGCGGATCAGGTTGACTCCTGCCGCCTCAAATTGCTGGTGCTTCAAATCGTGCTTACCGGCCTTCTGAGCTGTGTCCTCTATGATTGTGATCACGCGAACGGATTTTCGGAGCTGATCTCAAGGAATTCAGTATCTCCACTGGAGGCCTGCTCCTGACGGCGTGAGACCTTTTCGAGGAGTTTCTTGTTGAATTTCCCTTCCTTCGCCTGTGCGAGAGTGATGATAGCGGTGGCAGAAGCGGACAGTCGCGTGCCGACAGAGCCATCATTCTTGTCGTACTCTTCTTCGTGGAGCACGATTGCGAATGTCTTACCGATCAGCGTTTTTTCATCGGCGTTTTTGCCGTCTTCGAACGGATTGAAGATGAAGTTCGGGTTCGAGACATTGATCGCCTTGATGGCACGGCTGAAGATGGACTGAGCCTTGTCCTTGTATGAAAGCCATACCCGGCCGCCCCAGAACCCGGCACGGTCAGAGAGCCGTTCGTAGTAACCGGCATGCTCGCCTTCTGCGATGTCGTATTCAAGATACAGATATTCCTTGTCAGGATCGTCCTTGACCTGAGAGACCTTGCAGATGTACGCTCCTGGTGTGAGGCTTTCGAAGCTGTCTCCGGTGTAAGTGGTGGCTGATTCGCCGGGTTTGTAAAGGTTGCCTTTAAGTTTCTTCATGATTTTCTCCTTTATTTGATTCTCAGGCTTTCGCCCTGTTCTAAGTGTGCGATCCCTTCCCAGAGAGGCGCTTCGTCTGCGTTCTTCAGGGCATTCTTGATGGCTGCCGTGTCGATCTTCGGGTCTTGCGGTATCAGAAAGTCATCATAGATCCTGCTCGGATCATCGATCACGACCTTCGGCGGATTCTTCTGGACGGAGAAGCTAAACAGATCCGTCTTGAATTTGGTCTTTCCTGTCGCAATCATGCTCGTTTTAAGGCTTTCCTTCATACGGTCGATGTTTTTCCCAAGTGAGGACTCAAGAGCCGCCAAACGGTCCTTTTCGGCCTTCACAGCGGTCTTCCGTGCTTCCAGCTCAGCCATCACGCGAGCATAACCGTCGGCCTTAACCTCAATCTCCCCGGAGATGGCCTCCAGAGAGTCTTCCACGATCTGCGGATCGACGTCCGGATCTTCCATCAATGCCAGAAGCGCCTGCATCTGGCCTGTGAGTTCGTATAGTGTTGCCATTATTTCACCTCCACTGCTTCATATTTGAATACAACATATCCTTGATCTTCGCTATCGCCCAACTCCCATGAAGAATATCCACCATTCGGATATTGCTTGTCTCTTGTCTGAAATCGGACGTTGTTACATGCTTGTGCAGCTGATACTGCTCTCGTCTGTCCGACGAATTCACGACTGTAATCTTTAGCATAGCAGCCGTGTCCTGTGCCAACGATGAACACGTCCCACAGTTTGTACGGTTTCTTTGCCATTACAAGTCCTCCTTCATGTATTCTTCGGCGAACGCTTTCGCATCCTTCAGTGTGTACTTAACTGTCACTTCTTCCATGTACCAGAAAACGTGGAAGGTCGTGTGATCCCATGTTCCGGAACCGTTTGCGTGAGGGATGTGCCGCTTCCGGCTCTCAATCCTCATTGGAGCATTCGTGGTAGCATAAGTGACCGTCGTACCTTCCGAGCTGACTTCCGTCTTCTCTCTGAACCAGTCAATCATTCTGTGCCTCCTCTTTCGGTTCCGGAGCCGTCAGGCCCCAGTATTCGCGGATCGCCTTGTCAACCGCTGCGAGGTCATTCGGAATCTCCAGATCGTCGAACATGGCTTCCGGTGTCTTCGCCGTGCTGATCTCGTTGGCCTGCGTATAGAACTTATGGTCCGCGCAGTAGATCACGACATCGAACATTCCCTCGACCACGAGCTTCTCTTCAAGCATCTTTCCGATGGTTTTGCACTTTTCGCGCCCATCTGCTCCGGTCTCGGAGTGATGCAGGAAGTAGACAATCATATCATCCGGCGTTCCGTCGTTGATGTAGTGGATCAGATCGCGGAAATTCTTAGCGATGTCCGTGAATTTGTCATATCCTTTCTCTCCGGAGCGGTCGAACATCTCATCAACCATGAGATACTGGCTGTCGTCGATCACGATTGACCGGATCTGTTTCGAGCTTCGGATCACATTCGTCAGCCAGGCGTACTTTGCGCGGTTGATCTGAGAGTAGGACGAGACTTCGGAACCGTCAGGATTCTTCAGCGACTTCGGGATCTTTGCCACCTTCAGTTTCGACTTGAAAGGCAGCCGCCCCTTCTCGACCGAAATCACTCCGAAGCGATCTGAATCACAGGTTTTCAGGGAGTAGGTCTTGCCGGAGCCGGACTTCCCGATGATCAGAACAGGGACTCCCATCACTCCACCTCCTGTGCTTCCGCTTCGATGTCCTCTCCGAGCACGGCGTCCGCCTCGATCTCTGCGATCATCTTCAGAATCTCGTAATTGTAGAACAGATCACTGCCTCGATCACTCTTCTTGACGCTCAAAAGGCGCCGCTTTAACTGTGCCAAAATCCATCTTTCTTCGTTCATTCTTCGACCTCCTGAAGTTTTAATATGTCCTCGAATGTCATCTGACCTTCGATGGTTTCTCTGTTCATGGCCTCTTCAGCCATTTTCTTTGCTTTGTATTTGTTGTATTCCTGCCGGTATCTGTACGAATCACCGAAGACATTCCACGCGGCCTTTTCAAGGTTCGGTTCATACTTTCCTATCATTCTCAGATCATCCACGGCCTTCCACGAGATCGGACATCCGCAGCAGCCGGTTCGCGTGAGTCCATAAACCTCATACGCGTCGGAGTACCGGATGCCGAAGCGCTCCTTGTACCATGCCTTGTCCTTGTCTGTAACGTAGTACAGAGGCCGGAGCCGGTACTGGCCGGAGGCTGTCTCCGAGAAGCACATCGTCTTGTTCAGATCGCCGCCCCTTGGAACGGATCTCATTCCGCCTTCGTCTCTCCGTTCGCCGGTGATGATCATCTCATAGCCTTTTTGGACGTTGTGCGCGACTTGCTTTTTGCAGTAGTCGCAGCACTTCGCGCTGATCTTGAAGTCCGGCGGATGCTCTTTGATGAAGTCGAGCATGTACTTCGAGGAATTGATCACGAGCTGAATGTTCGGTCTCGGCTCTCCGTCTTTAGAGCAACAGCACAGGAATGTCAGAACCGTCTTGCTGTTCGGATAGCGTTCCACAAGCTCCGCGAATTTCGCCTGCTTATCCTCGGCCTCGTTGTATTCATCGGCGACGGTCAGAGGCACGTTCTTCTTCTGCCACTCTTCCAGTCCTCCGGACATGATCTTCGAGACGAATGGGACACCGTACTTCCGGACCGCGTTCACGATGTTCACCTTCGGCCGTACCGTCTCGATGTGGACTCCGTACTTTTCCGCAGTTGCCTTGACGTGATCCTTTGTGGCCTGCATCTCTAAACCGGTGTTGAAAAAAACATAATCGACTTTCGGAAGTGATGGAGCAATTTTCCGGGCCGTCTCGATTAGGTCGATCAGGATGTCGGAATCAGCGCCGCCCGAATATGAACAGATCGCCTTCGGATGCTGCCGGAGCCTCGTCATGATGATTCCGATGATCGCCTGGAATTTCTCCGGAGAATCAAAGTCTGCATAAGCCGGTCGGTCCGTGTATACCTTGCTTCTGTACGGCTCAGCCATCTTCCTCGGCCTCCTCTTCCCACTCACACTCGCAGATCAGCCGGTTATCGTCGCCGGTGTGGATAACGATGCCGGTCTCGTCGCGGAGCTCCTCCATCAGTTCCGTCCAGTTCGCGATGTCTTCGCCGTTTTCGTCCTTGTCAAGCACCGATCCGCAGATCCGGTCAAATTCCCGAAGACCTTCGAGGATCTCAGGGCCGGACAGCTTGTACCGCCGATAGAGCATCAATGCAACTCCGGAATAAATCCGATCGTATTTCAGATCCTTTCCTTCGGTCACGGAGTATAAGATCAGATCTGCAAGGATGGAGTCCACCATCGTCTTCGGCACTCCGTACATCCGGAGAAGCTGGTAGCAGGCTTCTTTGGAGTTTTTCGGGCCGTCTTTCCTCTTCCTGCTCATTCGATCACCTCCATCTGGCCGAGCCACTGCTTGACCTGTCCGACATATTCCCAGTTGACCGCTGCCACGCTGTCACTCGTATTGTGGCGGCTGATCGCCTCATCGACCGTCAGGCCGGAATTGAACCTTGCAGCCATGTCGGAAGCATATCGGCGGAGCTGAGCATCAACATCAAAGATGTCCTCCGGTTCCGTCCAGTACGTTATTCTGTACTGATAAAGTCCACAGTCGATGCCGTTATTCGGGTTTACTGCATATTGCTGTCCGTGGCTCTCTTGGAACATCTGACAGAGGGCCCCTTCGTACCAGTACGGAATCCCAGCCTCCTGAAGATGCTGATAGAGCCGTACTTGTATGCTCTCATCAATCGTTTCCCCTGCGATCCGGTATATAGCCGGGCCTGAGCTCTCCACCTCGGCCGCTGCGGTTTCCGATACTGTTTCGGATTCTTCCGCTCGAAATGCTTCGTCAGCCGCTCCGCTGTCGTTAGGCCGAGCTTCTTCCGTTGTCTCCGGTTCATCAGTTTCCTCCTGTGTTTCGGTTTCGCCCTGGTATTCTTCATACCACTCCCGGAAGCCCTCCGGATCGATGCAGGGCATGGCGCTCATATCGTCAAAATCGGCCCTTTTCGGCTCTTCTTCTGTCTCGACGGTAATTTCCTCGCACGAAGGCGCGGAAGCCGCAAAA